TGTACAAAGAGTAGGTAGCTTAGCTAACCGCTTTAAAGTATACAAAAATCCTTATATGACAGAGAATATCTTATTATTAGGATTTAGAGGCTCACAATTCCTAGAAACAGGAGCTGTATATGCACCTTATGTACCATTAATGATGACTCCTCTAGTATACGATCCAGAAACCTTTACTCCTAGAAAAGGTTTAATGACTCGTTATGCTAAGAAGATGATCAGACCTGAATTCTACGGTAAAATCTTTATTTCTGACATAGCTCAGATCTAAGAACAACCTTAGAGTATAATTAAGAAGAGGGCCTTGTGCCCTCTTTTTTTATGCTATTTATAAAAAAACGTATACATGGCTAATATCTCTATATGGAACGGCAACTCAACTTTTGGTGTAGGACAAACACCTTTTGGTTTTTACGATACCGATGCCGCCTTTCAAACTGATGCTGATAAAGTAGCAGGCTTTTGCGCTACTAGACTTGGATTTCCTTTAATGGATGTTGAATTACAGTCTGGATCTTTCTATGCATGCTTTGAAGAAGCGGTTACTACATATGGTAATGAAGTATTCCAATACAAAATAAGAGAAAATTACTTGTCGCTAGAGGGAGCAAGCACTGGAAGTAGTGCTAATAATAAGCTTATTAATCCAACCTTAGATAGGATAATTAATATTAGTAAAAATTACGGTACAGAAGCAGAAGTAGGCGGTTTTGTTACTAAGTATACAGGATCTCTAAGTGTAACGCAGTCTATACAAGAGTATGACCTAGACCAATGGGCTACAGACCAGGGAATTACTGGAGGAATTGAGGTTAGAAAAGTATTTTACGAAGCACCTCCTGCTATCTTACGTTATTTTGACCCATATGCAGGTACTGGAACAGGTATTCAATCATTAATGGATGCTTTTGACTTTGGATCATTTAGTCCAGGTGTGAATTTCTTATTAATGCCGGCTTCTTTTGATATTTTGAAGGTACAAGCAATAGAATTCAATGATCAAATAAGAAGATCTACTTATTCTTTTGAATTAGTTAATAATCAATTAAGATTATTTCCTATACCTAAGACAAATTACAATTTAAGGTTTGAATACTATAAAATAGACGATAAAAAACAAATAGCTGACGGCTCTAATACTGGATTAGTAACAAATGTAGGTGAAGTACCCTATTCTAACCCTCAATACAACCATATTAATAGTGTAGGAAGAGATTGGATATATAGGTACACGTTAGCTCTAGCAAAAGAGCTACTAGCTTACATTAGAGGTAAATATCAAACAGTACCAGTACCAGGATCAGAAGCTACTCTTAATCAAGCCGACCTTTTAACAGATGCTAGATCAGAAAAAATAGCTTTGATAACCAATCTACGTGAAATGCTTGATCAAACATCAAGACAAGCACAACTAGAGCGTAAAGCTAATGAGTCTGATAATTTGAGAAAGACCTTAAGTGATGTTCCTTATACAATCTACGTAGGATAATGAAGTTAGCAAGTATAATATCGGAAATTCAATTTTTTACCTACGAAGGTATGGTTAAAGTTGTATTCGCCGACGAAGGAGCAAACAAAATAGCTGAGTTAATAAGAGCTCTACCTGGAGTAACTACAGTTACATTAGCTGGAGATGAAGGAAAAGGTAGACAAGTACTTAAAATAAAGCTTATATCACAGAAAACTGGTACAGAAGCGTTTGAAGCAATGAAAAACAATGCACTTACTAAGTATCCGCCGATAAAAGGAATGAAAGTAGCAACTAACACTATAGAGAAAAAGTAATGTTATTCGGAAGCAATAGAGATTTTGATTTACTGGTCGGTATTAATCGGGAACTACTTAAAGATGTAGTAGAACAGGAAATACTGTACCACAAACTTAGCTTAGAAGATACAGACATTAACCTGTATGGGGAATCTCTACAAAAATCTTTCTGGAATGCAGTTAAATTAAACTGTCTTATCACCAGAGGTGATCAAGTGGTAGATATAGATGAATTTGGACCTAATTTAGGTAGAGAAGCATCATTTGCGTTTATAAGACAGGATTTAGCGGATGTTAACGTGGTACCTGAAGTAGGAGATATAGTAGAATGGCATAATGACTTTTATGAAGTAGATACAGTAAGAGAAAACCAACTATTCCTTGGAAGAGATAAAAGCTACAACCTAGCATCATATGCAGGAGGATTTGGTTCATCATTATCAATAATAATAGACTGTCACCTCACAAGAGGGGATAAAGTCGGAATAAATGAAACACGATGAAGTTAAAAGATTTACTAGAACAGGACTGGAAACAAGATAACCCAGACTTTAAATCTAAAAAGACAGATATTGATCCTGTGACTGGAAAAATTAGTTGGGATATAGAATATACTCCTTTAAAAGGGGTAGATGATAATTTCGAAGAAGCTTACCAAGATTTTAAAAAGATTATACGTAAATATCCTAATGATGATAAACTAGAAAAACTTTTTAACATTTTTGCAAGTTTTAAAAGACAATATAGAATGCATGTAACTAGAAAGTATGGCAGATAAACCACTTTTACCGAAAACTCAAGAAAGACTCTCACAAGAGAGTATAACTCAGTATGTAAATCCTGAGACCGGAGTTCCTATAAACGATAGACCCGGACTTTCTAAGGTAAAAGACAGGGCTAATCAAGTTAGACGTGATAACGACAGTATACAGAACTTTAATGTCGGCATAAAAGACATAGATGAAGCTATCTACTACTACTTTAATGAGGTATTAAGACCCTCTGTCGTACAGAACGGTAAAAAAGTAAATGTACCACTTGTATACGGTTCGCCTGAACGTTGGGCAGCGATGCAGAAAGACGGGTATTACCGTGATAAGAATGGTAGGATGCAAGCACCTTTAATAGTTTTTAGAAGAGATAGTATAGAAAAGAATAGAAACCTTGGAAACAAGCTAGATGGTAATCATCCTCAAAACTTTGGAATATTTCAAGAGAAATTTTCAAAGAAAAATATTTATGATAGATTCGGTCTTCTAAATAATAGAGTTCCAGTAAAGGAATTTTATGCAGTTGCAATACCGGATTATGTAAATTTAGTGTATTCCTGCATTATCTATACAGATTATGTAGAACAGAACAATAAAATAATAGAAGGCATTAACTTCGCTTCAGATTCGTACTGGGGTGACCCTTCTAAGTTTAGATTTAGAGCTATGATTGATAATTATACTACCTCTACAGAGATAGTTCAAGGAAACGATAGAATGGTTAAGACAGAGTTTAGTATTAACCTTCTTGGTCATATAATCACTGATGCTATTAATGCGCAAGCATTTAATACTACTAAGAGATACTCTAAAGCTGCTATAAATATTACATCAGAAACAACAAACAATTTAAATAATATATAAGCAATGGCTCAGGAAATTGTATTATCAGGTTCGTTAATTTTTAACCAAGATGGATCCGAAGTTGGAAGAATTACTCCCTCAGGAGACGCATTACAGATAAGCTCATCACTAAACATATCTGGTTCGTTAATATTAGATGGACAAAACATAGAAACCAGACTTGATACCTTAGAAGCAGGTCAGTCAGGAGATGAACTTACCTTTGGTAACCTATTAGCCTGGACCGGTTCAACGGATTATAGATTAGATTCTATTGAAACAAGTACAGGAAGTATAAATGCTTTTACTGGGTCATATAATACAGGTTCTTTTACCGGAAGTTTTAAAGGTGACGGTACAAATCTAGATGGAGTTACAGCTGCAACAGCATCTTTTATAGAATTTGATAATATAGCTAATAAACCTAACGGGTTAATCTCAAGATCAGCACAAATTTCTGATTTAGGTTTTATTTCTGGCTCACCCGAACTAGAAGCAACTGCTAGCTCACATGAATCTAGATTAGATACGTTAGAGATCAAAACTGGATCATTAGATAGCGAACAAACTATACAAGACTCTAGACTTTCTACTCTAGAAACTAAAACAGGTTCTTTAGATAGTGAGCAAACATTACAGGATGCTAGGTTAGCTAGTTTAGAAACAGAAAGTGGTTCACTAGATGGAAGAGTTACTACGTTAGAGTCAAGCGATACATTACAAGACTCTAGACTTTCTACTCTAGAAACTAAAACAGGTTCTTTAGATAGTGAGCAAACTACACAGGATAGCAGATTACAGTCTTTAGAAACAGAAAGTGGTTCTGTTAGCGGTAGAGTTACT